TAATAGGTAATGGTAAAAAGAAGAGATCCAAAAAAAGGTACGGGTAAAAAACCAAAAGGGTCTGGTAGACGACTTTACACAGACGAAAATCCAAAAGATACAGTTAGTATTAAATTTGCAACACCTGCTGATGCTAGAGCTACGGTTGCTAAGGTAAAACGTATTAATAAACCTTTTGCAAGAAAAATACAGATACTGACAGTTGGTGAACAACGTGCAAAAGTTATGGGTAAAAACCAAGTTGTAAGTATTTTTAAAAAAGGCAAAGAAGCTTTAAGAAGGAAGACATGAGCGAAACATATCATTTTTTAGAACATGTAAATAAAATAATTAAAGATAGACGTTCACACGTTCTTGACATCTTATCAAGTGATGGTGTAAAGAACATGGAACACTACAAAGAACTAATGGGAAACCTTAGTTCATTAGACTATATTGAACAGGAACTCAAGAGCCTGCTAAATAAACAGGAGCGAATGGATGACTAAATCTTCAGCAGTTGATATAAAACCTGCATATATAAATCAAAATGATCTTGTACTAGATCCAAAACTTTTAAACAAATCTTTACTTGAACGTATGCCCAAACCAACTGGTTGGCGTTTACTTGTTTTACCTTACAAAGGTAAGGGTAAAACTGAGGGTGGTGTTTTACTGCCTGATAAAGTTATAGAAGAAAATCAAGTATCTACACAGGTAGGATATGTTTTAAAGATGGGACCTTTAGCTTATAAAGACAAAACTAAGTTTGAAACAGGACCTTGGTGTCAGGAAAAAGACTGGGTAATTTTTGCACGTTATTCTGGCTCCCGTTTTAAAATAGACGGTGGTGAAGTAAAAATTTTAAATGACGATGAGATACTCGCAACAATCTTAAACCCTGAAGACATATTACATTGAGGACCAAATGGCAGAGCAAAAACAAGCAGAATTAGATTTAGAAGTAGAACCAAGACAAGAAAGTGTAGAGATAGAAGTTGATGAAAAAGGCAACGCGCAAGAAGCCACCTCTGATGTTGAGGTTGAGCAGGTTAATGAACAAGAGCAGACAGTCTCCGAATCGAAGAAACGCATTGATCGTCTTACTAAAAAGATGCGTGAAGCAGAAAGGCGTGAACAGGCTGCTATCGATTATGCAAAGAAAATAAAAGCAGAAGCAGATAGTCTTAAAGGCCGTTTAAAGACGCTAGACCAAGGGTATGTTACTGAGTACTCCCAAAGGGTTGATAGTGAATTAGCATCCGCTGAGGCGTCTCTTAGGCAGGCTATGAACTCTGGAGACACTGATGCTACAATAGAAGCACAGAAAAAACTATCAGAATTATCTGTTGCCAAAGAACGTGTACGTTTGGCCAAGGCACAGCAGCCAGAAGAAGAGAAAGGTGAAGAGGTTCCTCAACAAACGCAACAACCTGCACCGGTTCAACCGCAGCAGCCACAGCAACAACCTGATCCAAAAGCAGAGGATTGGGCTAAAAACAATGAATGGTTTGGTCAAGACGAGGCCATGACATACGCAGCTTTTGGTATTCATAAGAAATTAATTGAAGAAGAAGGGTTTGACCCAAGAACAGATGAGTACTATACTGAATTAGACAGGCGAATGGAGACAGAATTTCCCCATAAGCTTGGCACTAACGGAAACGGAAGCAGAAGACCCGCCCAAAATGTGGCTTCCGTTACAAGAACCGCTAAAGGAACTGGGCGCAAAAGAAGAGTCAAGTTATCCTCCAGTCAGGTTGCAATGGCAAATAAGCTGGGAGTTCCACTTGAAGAATATGCAAAATACGTTAAGGAGTAAAATAAATGTCAGAAACAATTACAGAAATAGATGTGAACGGCGTAGATCGAACTCCTCGCGCTAATAAGACTAGAAACAAGCAAACGCGGCGTAAGCCTTGGGCACCGCCGTCAATACTAGAAGCACCGCCTGCGCCAGATGGTTATCGGCATAGATGGATACGAGCGGAAGTTCGTGGCTTTGACGATACGAAGAATATTTCTTCTAGACTGCGTGAAGGTTATGAATTAGTTCGTAAAGATGAATATCCGGAGTTTGAAGCTCCAGTTATTGAATCAGGCAAATATACAGGTGTTTTTGGACAGGGTGGTCTAGTCCTTGCAAGAATACCGGAAGAGACTGTTCAGGAGAGAAATGAGTATTTTCGTGAGAAAACTCAAGATCAAATGGATGCGGTGGATTCTGATATGATGCGAGAAAATTCTCATTCAACCATGACGATTAGTAAACCTGATCGTCAATCAAGAGTAACCTTTGGTGGTCCAAAAAAATGATCACCTGCTATTTTAAGGAGACAAAAAGATGGCAAACACTTTAACTGGTGGCTATGGTCTTCGTCCAATTGGTTTAACTGGTAGTGATGTTACATCAACAGGCACAACCAAGTATGAGATTGCATCAAACTATACAACAGCTATATACAACGGTGGTATTGTTATACCGCTTGCTGGTGGCACAATTGCTATTTCCGATCAGGCAGTAGCACCACTAGGCGTTTTAGCTGGGGTAGAGTATGTGGACTCAACAACTAAGAAGACTACTTTCTTGAACTATTGGCCCGGTTCAAACAGCGTTAGCGTTGACACGAATTTCCCTGTCAAAGCTTTCGTATTCGATAACCCAATGCAACTTTATACTGTTGTTGCAGACGGTACTAACACCGATAGAGCCACAGCTTTAGCAGATACTTTTGCTAACTGTGACATGGCGAGTGTTAACAATGGTAGTACAAACACAGGTAAATCAAGTGATATGCTTGATATTAGCACAGCTGCTACAACAGCTAACCTTGATGTGCGTATTGTTGGCATTTATGATGATCCAGCTAACGAAGATTTTTCTGCTGTCGGACATCAATATATTGTTCGCCTAAATGCTCATTTTAATTCAGGCTTTGCTGCTGCTGTAGGCACCGCCGCAAATACCGGAATATAGGAGGTAAATTATGGCAATATCTAGAGCACAACTGGCTAAAGAATTAGAGCCGGGATTAAACGCGCTATTTGGACTTGAGTATGATCGATATGAAAACGAGCATTCTGAAATTTTTGATGAAGAAACTTCAGATAGAGCGTTTGAAGAAGAGGTCATGCTTGCAGGCTTTACTACAGCTCCTGTGAAAGAAGAAGGTTCAGCAATTACCTTTGACTCAGCACAAGAGACGTATACAGCTCGTTATACAATGGAAACAATTGCATTAGCTTTCTCAATTACTGAAGAAGCTATTGAGGATAACTTGTATGACAGGTTGGCGTCACGCTATACTAAAGCTTTAGCGAGATCAATGGCACAGACAAAGCAAATTAAAGCTGCGTCAATTTTAAATAACGCTTTTAGCACATCATCACCAATTGGTGACGGTGCGGCTTTATGTTCTTCTGCACACCCATCTTTAAGCGGTAATCAGAGAAATCAGTTAAGCACTCCTGCGGATCTTAACGAAACTTCTCTTGAGCAAATGCTTATTGATATATCTGGGATTACAGATGAGCGTGGTTTAAAAGTTGCAATTAGAGGAACAAAATTAATTATTCCAAAAGAACTACAGTTTATTGCGGAAAGATTAATGGCAACAAACCTTAGAACTGCAACTGCTGACAATGATGTCAACGCATTAAGAAGCATGGGTATGCTTCCACAAGGTGCTTCTGTCAATCACTTTTTGACAGACACTGATGCGTTTTTTATCAAGACTGACGCACCAAATGGTTTTAAATTGTTTAACAGAAGCCCAATCAAAACAGCTATGGAAGGTGATTTTGACACAGGCAATATGAGATTTAAAGCAAGAGAAAGATACTCTTTTGGTGTATCTGACTGGCGTTGTGTATTTGGAACAGCGGGTGCTTAAATAAAAAAATTAACAAGTGTAAAAGGGCGGCTTGCAGGCCGCCCTTTTTTGTTATATAGTTTTATAAACCTTGACTGCATAAGCAGACTAACCCAAGACAAGGAGGATTTTCATGGGTAATACAACTTTTTCAGGTCCAGTCCGTTCCGAAGGAGGCTTTACTTCTGTAAGTAAAAGTTCAACAACTGGTGCCTTTACAACTCTTTCAAGCATAAGTTCAACTGGTGTAGCGTCTTTTGATGCTAATACTTTAGCCACAGAAGCTGGCACAGGTATTACTGGAGGAACAGGAACTATTTATAGAAGTTCAGTTATAAGAACAGGTGGTATAATACATACAAACATTCTTATTGATTTAACAGGATTAAGGTCTACAGCATCTGGTGATATTATTGGTGTTAATGGCACATCTAATGTTTGTCATATTGGGCAAATTACTGCCGCTAGAAATGGCACAATTTTAGCAGGTCGTATGACTTGTTTTGAAGCACCTGCTGGTGGTGATCCAGATATTAACGTACACTCTGCTACAGAAAGCACAGGTGTTGAGGATGGAGCTATAAGTGATTTGACAGAAACTTTACTTGTAAATGCAGGCGATGCAACAACAGGTAGCGTTGTGACATTTACAGGTGTCCCTGCGGCAGATGAGTTTTTATATTTAACCCTTGGCGCAACAACAGACGCTGATTACACAGCCGGTAAACTTTTAATAGAATTATTTGGTTACGAGGCTTAATTAGGAGGACAAAATGGCTGATACAGTAGCAAGTCAAACTATTGATGACGGTCCTAGATATGCTGTAATCAAATTAACAAACGTAAGTGACGGCACAGGTGAAAGTGCCGTTACTAAAGTTGATGTTAGTGGTCTAGCCTCAAGTGCAAACGGAGTAGCTTGTACAGGAGCTACCATACAAAAAATATGGTGGCAATGTACGGGAATGAAAGTAAGCATTTTATTTGATGCTACTTCAGATGTTTTAGCAATACAGTTAGGTGAAAATCAATCTGGTTATCACGACTACACCTCTTTTGGTGGTTTAACTAACAATGCTGGTTCAGGTAAAACAGGTGACATTAAGTTTACTACTGTGGGTCACAGTAGTGGAGACACCTATACTATTATACTTTACTTGAAAAAAGAATTTTGAGGATGGCTCAAAAAACAGAACATAAACTTGAAGTTGCTTTGGCACGTTTGGAAGAACGTGTTGAGGCCCTTCAAGAAGACATGAAAGAAATGCGCTCAGATATAATTCAATTAAGAGAAACAGCCAGTCGCTGGAGAGGGGCTTTTTGGGTTATGATGGGTGTAGCGGGAGCTATTGGAGTTCTTGCTAATTTAACTGTAAGTTGGTTTAAATAAGGAGAAAACTATGGCCATGAAAAAAGTACCTGCAAAAAACAAAGGATTAAAAAAATTACCTAAAGCTGTTCGTAATAAAATGGGTTTTATGAAAAACGGTGGTAAAGTAAAAAAGAAAAAAGGTTATAAAGCAGGTGGTAAAGTAACACCTAGAAAAATGATGAATGGTGGAGCCATGAAAAAGAAAATGATGAGAAAAGGTGGAGCTGCTAAAAGCAGAAGATAATGCCCTACTTACAAAGCAATATTCCACATTTTAAATGTTGGGTAAGAAGGGAATATACTTGTAATCACACAAAATACCATGGCGAGTTTTTACACGCCATGGCTATTGCAGTCACAACCATACCAAATAGGTGCCTTAGTTTTCAACTTATATTTACTGGTTGTGAAACAGATGATACTAAAAATCCCAATGTACATGGCGGTGCTATGTGGGCAAGAATGCCTATAACAGCTCTCATGGCTGATATTGTAGTTGATGAATGGCCTGACCCTATGGCTGTGCATGACGCGCAACCTTGGGATTGTTCTTCTTACACACACGCTGTTTACACTTTAGATAGAGCTACACCTTGTCCCTGGATGGCTAAGATTGGTGGTAATTTTTATCCTGCTAAATATCTGTTTACAGTTGATTATTCTGAAAGTGAAATAGCTGATGATCCAGCACAACATAAACAAAGTCATGTAATGTATTTGTTAGATGCAGGAGAATGGACAGGTAATCTTGTAGCATTGCCAAACAATCGAGTTCGTGTTACACATCCAGCATGGTTTGAAACAGGAGTAGGTGCTCCAGATTTTAAACCATCACAGTATGTACATTATTCTAAATCTGATTTAGACTATACATTAGACGTAAATAGAATTTTTGATAATTTGTACAATGAGGATTAAATGGCTTTATCAGGATCAACCAACTTTGAACCAGCTGTTGATGAGTATATAGAAGAAGCTTTTGAAAGATGTGGTCTTGAAGTAAGAACAGGATACGATCTTAAAAGTGCTCGTAGATCATTAAATTTAATGTTAGCTGAGTGGGCAAACCGTGGTTTAAATCAATGGACAATAGAACAAAGAACACAAACAGTAACTGCTGATGATACTGAGTATGATTTAGGTACAGATGTTATAGACATCTTATCTGCTGTAGTAAGAAGAAGTAATACTGATTTTAATATGACTAGGATTAGTAGAGATGTTTATCTAGCTATTCCAACAAAAACAAGCACAGGTAGACCTACACAATTTTTCTTAGACAGACAAATAACTCCTAATTTAAAAATATGGCCTGCTCCTGAAAACAGCACAGACGTAATTAGGTACGATGCTCTTACAAGAATGAATGATGCTGATACTGCTCAAAATACATTAGAAATACCTTTTCGTTTTTACCCTTGTTTAACAGCTGGATTAGCTTATTATATTTCACTTAAAAGAGCGCCAGAAAGAATACAGTTATTAAAAAGTGTGTATGAAGAGGAGTTTGATAGAGCTATGGCTGAAGACAGAGACAGGTCCTCGTTTAATATTACGCCTAGTATGGATTATTATAAGGTGGGTTAATGAGTTTTTCATCTGGAAAAAATGCTTATTTTATATCAGACAGAAGTGGATTAAAGTTTCCATATCGTCATAAGGTAAGAGAGTGGAATGGTTCTATTGTAGCCAAATCAGAGTACGAGCGTAAGCACCCTCAATTAGATCCAAGACCAAAAAAAGCTGATGCGCAGGCTTTAAGAGATGCTAGGCCCTCAAGAACAGAACCGGCAGTCGCTGTATTATTAAGATTAAACCCTTTTACAACTGGAGCAGCTAGTGTAAATCCTACAACAGTAACCGTTCAAGAACATGCTCATGGAAGATCAGCTTCAAGCACAGTAAGGTTTAGAGACGTTGCACCTTTTGACGGTATTACAAGTAGTGCTATGGAGAACTCAAGTGGGTTTACAATTGTGAGTGTTGTAGATGAAAATAATTATACAATATCTGTAACGGGTACAGCTGTTACTGGTTCAATAAAAGGTG